TTACCAAATCCAAAATAATAAAAAACAAACAAAACTTAGAATTAAAACATATGCACTAAAATTTATTGAATACATTAAAATCATTTCTAATCTATATGTAAAGTGTTTCCACCATTTTAAAGAAAATTTATCATTCATTTCTAATTTAGCAATTTTATAATCTGCTTTAAAATCATTAACAGAATGTGTTTCATATAGATCTAATATTTCATGATATTCTTTTTTTGAATCATTATATAATTTAAGTGTATTATTTGCTTCCATATCTATGTGATTATCTTCAAAGTTAACATAAGGAAAAATTTCTTGTTTTAATTTTCCTAATTTAGCTGCACATGAATATAATTTCCCCGAACGATTTGAATAATCATTTTTTTCTATTAATAAAGAATAAACTAAAATTGTCACAGAAGAAAAAATTTGAATTAATACAATTTTAGGATTATCTATATTAGTTCCTATTTTAAATGCTTGCATAAGTGAAATTAATATTAATAATAGAGATAAAAGCACTATACTATAAGTTGATAATTTCGCATGTAAATTAAGTCTTCTAGATGTTGCAAATCTAGTCTTTGATGTAGTATCTATTTTTTTATATAAATTTTTTAACAAACTGCTTACTACTCCTTTAAATTTTTATATACAATTATATCGACGAAATGACTCATAAATGACTCATTTTTAATTTTTTATAAAATTCTTTTTAATTTCTCTGCTTCTGTAATGTGATAAACATATTTAATTTGATTGTAATTTAGTAGCTCTAAACTACAACATACTTACAATTATAAAAATCATTCATCAATACTTTTATAGCTGAAATATCTAATACTTCTTTATTTGGTATCACATATTTAAGCTTTGTATTTCTTTCATCTAAATTATTTGTTTTTATATATTTCATTGCATTACTATGAAATATTTTTATATGCTCATGAGTAATTGATTTAGGTTTACTGTAGTTTTTACATTGAAGCAATAAAATTTCATTTTCTTTAGTACAAATTAAATCTATTCCAGCGTCAAGTTTTCCTTTTTCTAAACCATTATATTCAACTTTATATCCTAGTTCTTCAAATTTTCTTCCAGTTAGTAATTCTAAATTTATACCTTTTTCTTCATTCTTTATATAAAAATCTCTTTGTCTTTTTTTTCTTTCTTCTCCATTGTGTTGCTTGTCTAGCATTTCTTTTAATTTACTTTCTCTTCTTGCTTCTACTTCTTTAATATGATTATCCATATTTCTTTTTTGTTTAAACTTCTTTTCTAATCTTAATAAAAATATTTTAATTCCAAGAAAAACTATTAATATAATTGGTAAATACCAAAGTTGTAAAAGTCCTTGTATTAAATTATCTGCGATATTAGGCATTCTTTAATTTCTCTGCTTCTGTAATGTGGTAAATATATTTGATTTGATTTTTATTTAACAGCTCTAAATTATTAATAATTTCTTCTTTAAAATTTATCTCATTTTTTATAACTTTATTATCTGTATAAATTTCATTTAGATTCAGATTTTCTGTAATACACAACTCTAATATTTCATTATGAGGTATTGAATTAGTTCTTTTTCTCTCACTAAATGTATTTGTTTTCATATTTAATCTTATTGACAATTCTTTATCAGAGCCTATTTTTAGTGCTTCCTTAAGATTTAATATAATTTTTTCAAAATTATTCATAATTTCTGTATTTCCTATTGACATATATTCAGATAATCTGTATAATTAGAGCAGTTTATTACTTGGGGTAACAAAATGCAATCAAACAAACAGTCTAACTCACCATTTTATCAAAATAAAACAAATATTCAAAATTTAACTAATTCAGAATTACATGATTTATATTCAACTGTTTACGATTCATTAGGTGAAGCAATTGAAAATGATGATTTAGAATTACATGATGAAATTTTACCAGTACTAAGAGCAATTAAAACAGAGATTCAAAACAGAAATAAAGTTACACCAGAAAATGAAATACAAACATTAGATAATCAAATTCAAGTTACTCAAACACAAATTAATAGATTCAACAAATTAGACTCTTTTGCAACATTTTTACAAAAAAAATCAAATAAAAAATCTTTCTATAAATATAGACAAATACTACTTTCAATCAGAAATAAAATTGACTTGAAACAAAGAGTTTTAAATCTTCTAGTACGGGAAAAAGAAAGACTTATTAAGTTCACTTAATAACTCTCTAACAAGTCCAAAAATTAATCTTGGATTTATTAGTGGGTTTTCATATTCACTCGCTAGTTTAGTACCCCTAATCTAGCGTTATTGGTTCATGGGGTAAAAAATATATTAGTCGTAGCCGTAAAGGTATAAATCGATTAAAAAAAACAAGGAAAACAAAATGTCAACAGATAAAACAACAGCTTCAAATTCAAACTCAGTTAAACCAATTCAAGTAATCGAACATGGTAACTTCTTATATGGAACATTAGATGGTATAGACTTCACAGCAAGTGGAATTATGCAAGATACTAAAAGACCATACGGTGCAAGTATTAGACTTAAATTTATAATGAAATCTACAATCTTAAAAGACTTAAACGGTATCAAAATACCAGTTCAAAGAGCAACTTCTCAAATTGTTAAATTAGCAAGTACAGATGATAAATTACCTCAATTAGTTCAAAAATACAATGAGTTAGTAGGTAAAGATTTATTTATAAATTATAACTCTAAAGATGGTGATATTTTAAATATCCAAGATGAAAATGAGATTATTGAAATAAAGTAATCATTTGAGGCATGGAGTCCGTACCTCTTGTAAGTCCTCAACCTTTCGACTCGATTTTTAAAAATACAGAAGATATCTCAGTTCGTTAGATATGTAAGACTGTAATTTTTAAAAATGAGTACACAAACGAAAGTGCGTGAGGCTGTAAATAAGAAATAAGAAAAGTCTAAATATCTGCCACTAGATAGATATTTCCACGAAAAGAAAAAAGAAAAATTGAATTGATGAAGTGTATCTGCGTTTACTTACATTTCACAAATTTTATTTAAGGACATAACAATGACAGCATTAACAGCAGCAGATTTTGCAACAGGTAGCGTTATCGCTAATTTAGCTTTAGCAGGTGGAGCAGTACTAGCAGTTAGTTTAGTTTCATTCGGTTGGAGAAAAATTATTGGTTTCTTTGGTAGATAATCCAAAGATTAACAACTATTAATCCCTTTGATTTATTTCATAGGGATTTTTTTTATTAAAGGTTTAACTATGACTTCTCTTTATATTAAAGGTAATTTACTCCATAAACAATTTAAAACAACTTCTAAAAGTTCTTATTATATTTATCAATTCTTAGTACAAAATAATGACGGTATTCATTCTGTTATAAATGTTCATTCTCAAAGTAATCTTAATATTGAAATAGATAAACCAGTTGATTTACCTATTTCAGTGTTTTTGTTTGATAACCAAATTATTTATGAATTTAAAAAGGTTTAATTATGGCTCGACCTACTAATGGATGGGGTGAACCATCTTATAGTCAAGATATAGTAGATAACTATATGAATACCCATCATGAAGATGAAAACGGCGATATGATTAAAAATAATGCAGAATATTTAGATTCTCTTGAAGGATATAATTATTCTCCTTCTGACGGTGTTGTTCATTATGCTTATGGTTTGTTAAATGATATCTTTTTTGATGAAGCACAAAAGGATGAAGATACGGGTTATGAATTAGATGATGATGGGTTTTATATTATTCCAGAACATGAATATTTTAATGAAAATAATTATGATGGTCATGGTAATTATATGGATGATGATTATTTTTTTAAGCGTGATTATGAGGGAGAATCTTGTTCTTTATATCCTGAAGATGAAGATTGTGCTTTTTAATATGAAAACTCTTTTATTAATATTTATTTTTGCTTTGTCTTTAAAGGCTGAACCTTTAACAGCATATAACAATACTTGTATTTATAATTATACAATGAGCGGTAATAATATTCAATTATATCCTTCTTTAACTCCCTCTTACTATACCGTTACTTATAGTATTAATGTTTTTAATCAATTATTAATTAATACGGGTAAATATAGATTAGATGAAAATGGTTATTGTGTTCCTAAAACACCTATTAACACTCTTGGATTAACAGAAGAACAATTTAATATTTCAATGGCTTTTTATGGGATTTTTCTATCATCATTAATTGCTTTTGGTTTAATAAAGGCTTTTTAATGGAATTCTTTAATTTTGTAATGAATGTTACTTGTCTTACTATTGTTCCTTTAGTTGGTTTTATGGCTGTTATTAGGATTTTTAAATAATGAAAAAAATATTATTCCTATTAGTTTTGATTTATAGTTCTTCTTTTGCTATTACTGCAATTACTGCTTCTCAATTTCAAGTAGCTTTACAAAATTATAATTTTCAAACTGTTACTTTTCAAAAGTATGATCATCCTCATTGTACTACAGGTACAAGTTATTATGAAACAAGTGACGGTTATTCTAAGACTCATTATTCAGGTTCTTTTAATACTAGTGTTAATGATTGTCGTGGTAGTTCTTTTACTGTTTCATATAATTATAAATTTTTTGGTTCTTCTCCTTATTCTTGTACAGATAGTCATATAGTTAGTAATGGCGATGTATATGGTTGTACAAATGGAGATTATGAATTGATTCCTAATCCTGACCCTTTGGGTGGTGGTCAATGTAGAGATTTATTTCAAAAAGATGGAACTGCATATACTTGTAATCCTAACACAAATGAAGCAACTCCTATTCCTAATTCTAATGGAACAATTGCTGACCCTGAAACGGGTGGAGATAAACCTAATTGTAATGAGGGTTTTACTTATTCTAATATGCCTAATATGTCTGCTAATGGTGGAAGTTCAGGCTATTACACACATTCTTGTACTGCTAACGCTCCTACAACTGGTGGAACTGGAACGGGTGATACTGGTGGTACTGGAACTGGTTCACCTTCAATTTCATACGGTGGCGATGGCTCAACAACTATGACTTTGCCAGATGGTACAAAACAAACAACTTACGGCGATGGTTGGGTTACAACTACTTATCCCGATGGTACTACTTCTTCAACTGCTCCACATTCTTCAGGTGGTTCAGGAACTTCAGGCGGTGGAGGTGGTTCTTCAGGTTCAGGAACTACTGGAAATACAACAAACGAAAATAATACAACTCCTCCAACTGATACACCAATTGATGATACTCCAGTTGCAAACTCTTGTTCTGATTCTGCTTTAACTTTGCAAGAAAAAATGCTTTGCGAACTTAATGCAGGAATGAAAAAACAAAATTCAGAGGGTAATCCCTCAAACTCTTTAAACCAATTATTAAAAGATTTAAAAACAAGTAATCAAACAGATAATACAGCTATAAACACTAATTTAAAAGATATTGAATCAGGAACTACACAACTTGTAAATAAACAAACTCAGGCAAACACTACTCTTGATAAAATCAATAATAGTGCTAATGCATCTGAGCTTTATAATAAAGTAATGACTGAGGATTTAAATAAACTTGTTAATAATACTCAAGATGCTGAGGGAAAAAGTTATTTAGGTACTATTACTGATTTTGTAAAAACTTTAACTACTCCCGTTACTGGTGATGATAAAAGTTCTTATTCTAGTCAAATTAATTCAAATGTTAGTGGAGCTTTAACAAATACATTTTCTAAATATTCAAATGTTTTAGGTTTAGGTTCTTCTTATGGTTCTCCTCCTGCAAATATTACTCTGACGTTATTCGGTCAAGTGTATGTATTAATTGATTTTTCTTTATTAGCTCCTTATGTTGATATTATCAGAAGTATATTTTTAACTCTTGCATATTTATATGGATTTATGAATTTAATTAGAGGTAATAACTAATGACAGCTTTAAATATTATAGTTAAGATAGCTCTTTTTGTTGTTTTTATGGGTTTATTGTATTTAGTATTAGACTATTTTACTGGTGTAATTCAAGCTAATATGAATATACCTTATTTAGCATTATTCTCTTATCTTGGAGTTATTCAAGCTATTCAAGTTTTAATATCTATTTCTATTGCTTCGTTTGTTGCTAATCAAGTTATTGCTTATTTTAGGTCTGCATAATGCTTACTTTATTAGTTGGAACACCCGGAAGCGGTAAAACTTTATTTGCTATTGATAAAGTAATTAAAATTGCTAATAGTGAATTAGATGAATTTAAAAAAATTGAATATGTTTATACAAATATTTCAGGTTTTGATTTTGATAAATTCAAAGATAATAAAGTTGTTTTTGATAGGTTTGTTTTTAATGTATTTTATCAACAAATTAAAGAATTATTTTTAATCTTTTGCGAAAATGAAAATCAAGATAATTTAGATGATTTATTACAAGAATATTGTAAAAACAATAATATATTAAATGCTTATTTTATAATTGATGAAGCTCATAATTTTTTTGATAATCAAGATAAAGTGAAAATGTGGTGGTTTACTTATCATCGTCATTTAAACCATGAAATACTTTTAATTACTCAAAATAAATCTTTAATCAATATTCAATATAGAAATATTCCTGAAATATTTGTAAAGGCTCAACCAAGAAGTAAAGCTATTTCAGAAAATGTTTTGAGATATTTTAATTATACTGAATATAGGATGACTCAAAAATTCTCAACAACTGAAATTACTATTAATAAATCTTATTTTGATATTTATAAAAGTGGAAATAAATCATCTCAAAAATTAGTTGGTAAAAAATATATTATTATGTTTATAATTTTTCTTTTGGCTTTAATTCTTCTATTTTCTTTTTTTATTTATAAACTCTTTTTTACTGCTCCATCACCACAAAAAATAAATGAACCAAAACAGGAACAAATAAAAACTACTATTAATACTCCAGTTCCTCAACCTCAAATTGTTACTCAATCGCCTAATAATGCACAAACAAATCAAATTATTTCTCCAGCTCCTCAAATAATAGAAGCTACTCAAAATCTTAAATTATTTAAATTTAGCTGTTTTGAGAAATTTTGTTATTACACACAAGATAATAAAAACACTATTGAAATTCCATTAAATATGATTACTTCTTTTATCAAAAATATTGATGAAGATAAAAAATTCTTTTATATGGAAAAAAATAGATTGGTTATGTATTTGTTAGTTGATGAGAATAAATTTAATTTTTTAAAAGGGGTACAAGATGAAAATGATAAAAAAGGTGCTGATATTCTTCTTCCTAATATTGGGATTAGTAAATAGTTTAAAAGCTGAAACAATAGAAATGAATTTAGCAACATTTGCAACTTATGCAAGTGAAGCTAATAATGTAAATATATTAATAGATGATTCTTTAAAAAATGAGAATTTTATTTTTATAATAAATGATACAGATTCGTATTTTTTAGAAGCTTTTAGAAGAGCTGTTAATCTTAAAGGTCTTGAATTAATACAAACAGAAAAATTCTATTTCGTAACTAAAAAAGATTTGTATATAGAAGATTTAAAATATCGTTCAATAAAACTTAATTTCGTAAAATTTGAGGATATAGCAAACTTCTTAAAAGTCTATGAAGATAGAATCAAATTTGAGTTTATCTCTACGTCAAAAACTTTGTTAGTTTATTCAAAAGAAAAAGAATTTAATTCTATAAATGCAATGATAAAAGCTATTGATACGCTGCCAAAACAATTAAAATTAAAAGTAACTATCTTAGATACAAATTTAGATAAATTAAAAGAGCTTGGTTCTGATTCATCTAGTATAAATTTACAAAATGATGGTAACTTCTTTTTTAATCTAGTTTCTTATCCATTTAGTGTTAATAATAATGTTGATTCTTCTAAAAAAGATAATTTCTATACTTTCCTAAAATATTTAAATTCAACTGGTACAAGTGAGTTTATGTCTAATCCCGTTCTTACTCTAAATGATGAAAAAGAAACAAAATTTAATGTAGTTACTAATGTGCCATATAACATGGGTACAACAACTATTAATGATACAAATTTAAGAACTTCAAACACTACAGAATTTCGTGACGTAGGTTTACAAATTACAGTAACACCACATATTTATGAAGATAATCAAGTTTATTTAGATTTAGAATTAAGTGTTTCAAATATTCTTTCTAATACTGATAATTTGCCAGTTACAAGTAAAAAATATGTCAAACAATCTTTTCAATTACCAGTTGGTAAATTATTTGTTCTTACGGGAATAAATAAAAAAGAATTAGTTACTTCTTACAATGAAATTCCAGTTTTAGCAGATATTCCATTTATGGGTTGGTTATTTAAATATGACTCAAAAGAAGAAACAAAAAACAATTTAACAGTTGTATTTGAGCTAATTAATGAAGAACAATTTGATAGAAGAAGTCTTCCATTCTAAACTAAAAAGGATAAAAAAATGAACTTCAAAAATAGAGTAGAAGAATTAAATATAAATTTAGTTTTAAAAGAAACAAATGTTTTACTTGTTTTAGAAGAGTTAGAAAATTTGATTTTTAAACATGACAAAGATTCTTTAACTAAATTTATTTTATTACTCAAAGAATTACAACATTTAAAAAATGAATATAACACTATTTACATTCAATTAAAAACATTAACCGCATATGAGCATAAGAAGTGATTAGAGAACTTTCAATTCAATTGCGTAGCGTCAGCGGAGCAATTATTGGAAGTTCCTTGATTACTTTTAAAAAAGTTACTACACCCTAAAAAGGAAAAAAGAAATGTACGGAATTTCAACTTATGATATACAAACAATAGATACAAAATTAGAATTACAAAGAAAATATATTTGTAGTAGGTTCTTTGATTTTGGCGATGAAACAAAGTCAGCGATTGAATTTACTTATTCAGCAAATTTAAATCCAAAAAAATATTTTGCAGAAATGAATAATAGAATTAACTCAATCTTTGAGTATGCAAAACAATTAAAGTTAAAGCCTGTATTTGTAACTTTAACAGCTCCCGCAAAATATCATAAATTAAATGTAAATGGCGATTTGAAGATAAATCCAAATGAAACAGCAAAAGAATTAACTCAAATATTTAATAAGTTTACTAATCTGAGAATCTTTCAAAAAATGAAAAAAGAGTTAGGTCATGGACTTATCTATTTTAGAGTATATGAACCACACAAAAGTGGAGTTCCACATTTACACGCAATGCTTTTTCTACCTACAGATTACATCTTAGATATTAAGAAAAAATTCTTTTCATACTTTACAGACAAAGTAAAATGGGGAAATAATAGAAAATCAATAGATTTTAAGTACACATGGTACAACTCGGCAGGTGGGGCAATAGCTTACATTATGAAATATGTAACTAAGACTTTTAAAAATGAAAATTCAAAAGATATTCAATATGCTTCATATTGGTATATTAAACATAATATTAGAAGATTTCTTTGCTCTCGAACTTTAGCACCTCTTTTAATTTATAGAAAAGTAAGACATTTTTTTAAAAAGCATGATAACGATTATTTGAAAGTTACAGAATTAATTAGAAACAATCAAATTTATAAATTATTTGATAATACAACTTATGCATATATGAGATATAACCACGAATTAGGCGAAGTGGAAGATATAACAGTTTGGCAAAAATCTACAGATTTAATACTTCAATCAAGAATTAGAACAAATGAAACTTTCAAATTGGAGTATAAGAAAAAAGAGTATAAAAAGGCACTTTCTGTATTTGTTAATGACTTTGTAAAATATGTACATAGTGAAACATTAAACAAATTTGTACTTCTTCCAGTAGTTCCAAGTAAATTAAAAGATTACCAGTTAAACAACTATTACCATATTTTAGAAAATACTGATATTGATAACCTTGATTTAGTTCATTATGGATTAGTTAAAAATGAAATGATTAAAAGAGCTTTCTTAAAAGAAAGTATCACGAATTTAAATGATTATAAAGACTCTTTTCCTTTTGACAACTACAAGGCGTCAGCACACGTTTCCATGACATTTATTGCACTAGATATGCCTTATTATGACGTGCCTTTTATATCACAACAAAATTTATTTTAAAGGATAAAAAATGACTATAGAACAAAGATTTGACACAATTCAAAATCAATTAAACACAGTTTGTGAATTGTTACAGCTTTCTATCACTTCATTAAATACTAAAAAAGCTGTTGCAAGATTTCTAAATAAAAGTGAAAAGACTATTGATAACTATATTAATAATTATACATTTACTGAAAATAAGCACTATTTCATAAATGAAAATAATAGAATTGAATTTATACCTTTTGCAATAGTTGAATTTAAAAAGAATCCAAACCATAAAATTAAAATGATTGAAGTTAAGAAAGAAGAAAAAATCACACTTAGTGAAACTTCATCTAAAATTCTAAAAGGTATTTTATGAGTAAAAATTTACCTATAAAGTTTATTTATGATGATGTAAAAATTACCATTAGAACTAGATATGATAATTATTATTTAGATTTTATTTATAATGACAAAAGAATAAAAAGAACTACTGGATTAGCTGCAAATGAAACAAATTTAAAAGAATTAAAAATTAATATTATTCCAGAACTAATAAAAGCTCTAACGGGTAATAAAGAAATTGAATATTTTAAAAAAGATATAACATTTATTGAATTTGCTAATAGATTTTTTGAAGTTTATAAAAGTACAGTTAGAGAGCATGTACATATAAGAAATATACATCATTTTAATAATCATATTGAACCATATTTTAAGACTTTTTCTATAAATGGAATTAAGCCAATTCAATTAGAAGAGTGGCAAAATAGACTTTTATTAAAATATAAACCTCTTTCAGTTGTTAAATATAGATCTATACTTTATTCTATTTTTGAAAAAGCATTTATAAATGATATAATTAAATTTAATCCTCTTTCAAAAGTAAAATCTCCTTTATCAATTAAATCAAAATTTAAAAAGCTTAATGATGTTGAAGACGATGAAATATTTCCTTTCAATAAAGATGAAATAATAAAGATTTTAAATTCAACAACTGGAAATCTTTACTATTTTATTGTAATTATGATTTACACAGGAATGCGACCAGGTGAGATAATTTCTCTTACTTGGAATGATATAGACTTTGATAAAAAAAGAATTGCAGTTGATAAAACTATTGTTAATGGTAAAGTAGGGGACGTTAAAACTCAATCTAGTGTTAGATATGTTGATATTATTCCAGTTCTTGAAAATGAGCTACGTAATTTATACATAGAAAGAGAAAATAATGAGTATTTATTATTATCAAGTCATAATAAACCTTTTTATTCCCATGATATTATCTCTAAAAGATTTAGAGAGCTTTTAATAGATATAAATGTTAAAGTAAGAAAACTATATAATCTTAGACATACGTTTGCAAGTACAATGATTACTCAAGGTCAAAATATTCTTTGGGTTTCTCGAATGTTAGGGCATAAAGATATATCAATAACATTAAAAGTATATGCAAGATTTATAAAAGAAAATGAAGATGAAAGATTAGAGAATTTATCAAAAATTGTTCCCTTTTTTGTCCCTTTTCTTAATAAATAA